TATACAGTAGAGCTGCATTTCTACTATTACCCAGAGTCGATCACGACCGCGAACACGAGCTGGCTTGGCGACAATTTTGATTCCGTGCTGCTCTACGGGTCTCTGGTCGAGGCGTACACCTTCATGAAAGGTGAGCCGGATCTTATCGCGCTGTACGACGGGAAATACAAGGAGGCACTTGCGCTGGCTAAACGTCTTGGTGACGGCATGGAGCGTCAAGATGCGTACCGATCCGGCCAATACCGACAGGCGGTGACTTAATGGCTTTCACCGGCAACTACACGTGTAACGTATTCAAGTCAGGGCTGTTGACCGGGGTCTACAACTTTAGCGCTGACACGTTTAAGATGGCGTTGTACAACAACAGCGCTTCGTTGAATGCGGATACCGCCGCGTATTCGACCACTTTGTTGGGAGAAGTTACGCCTACCGGGTCGTATGTGGCGGGCGGGCAGGTTCTGACGGGCGTTGCGCTGGGGTTCAACAACGGGACCGCGTATTTGTCGTTCAACAATCCTAGCTGGACTGGAGCATTTACTGCTCGCGGTGCGCTAATCTATAATGTGACGGCTTCAGACGCTGCTGTTTGCGTTCTTGATTTTGGGAACGACAAGACTTCGGTTAATACGTTTACAGTTCAGTTTCCGTTTGCATCTAGCACCTCTGCCATCATAAGGATTGTTTAATGCTCATCACGACGATCAAAGGCGAAATGGACGAGAGTCTGCTTGTTAAGCGGACGGGGTCCATCGATAATGACCACGAATACACGGTGTGGGTTGAGTACTGGCATGAGGACGAGATTGTTCATCGTTCCGTGCATGTGACTCTGAAGAAAAATGTTATGGCCGACGGTCTGGCCGCGATGATCTCTTAAGGAAATATCATGCCTAATACACAAGCGATGACTACGTCTTTCAAGACTGAGCTGCTTAACGCTTACCACAACTTCAGTGCGACGAACCCTGCTCGTACCGTTAACACGGCGGACTCGTTCAAAGCTGCGCTGTATTTGGCTTCGGCGACGGTCAATGCGGCCACTACTGTGTACAGCGCGACTGGCGAAGTGAGCGGCACGAACTACACGCCCGGCGGCATTACGATCACTTCTTGGAACGCGCCTACCAACAGCGGCACGACTGCGTACACGACGCCTACTGCCTCTTTCACGTATACCAACGTGACGTTGAGCACGGCGTTTGACGCAGTGTTGATCTATAATAGTTCGCAAGGCAACCGTGCTGTAAGCGTTCACACTTTCGGTTCACAGACCGTTACCGCTGGCACCTTTACGCTGACCATGCCGACCAATAGTTCTACACTCGCATTGCTTCGCCTTGCGTAACGAGGCGCGGCGGGGGACCGCCGCGTAATGTATGTTCGGAGCGACTTCGTTTTCCGCAACAACATTTAGCGGCTTACCCTTCGCTACGGTAGTAAATGTTGCTGTCTCTGGCGTATCAGCCGCCGGGAATGTTGGTAGTGTAGGTGTCACAAATAGTACGGCACTTGCGTTAGGCGTTTCCGGCTCAGGGCAAGTCGGTTCTCTTGGCGTTACGCGCTCAGCGGTTCTCTCCGGCCTAGCCGCTACTGGCGCTGTCGGTACAGTTGTTCGTGCCGGTTCATCTTCGCTTACCGGCCTAGCCGCTACTGGCGCTGTCGGCGTTACGACCGGAGCAGCGCCTGTGCTGGGCGTTTCCGGCTCAGGGCAAGTCGGTTCTCTTGGCGTTACGCGCTCAGCGGTTCTCTCCGGCCTAGCCGCTACTGGCGCTGTCGGTACAGTTGTTCGTGCCGGTTCATCTTCGCTTACCGGCCTAGCCGCTACTGGCGCTGTCGGTACAGTTGTTCTTAGTGGCAATACCGCACTTACCGGCCTAGCCGCTACGGGGGGCGTTGGTTCGGTAGCAGAAACGCTTACGATAGCGCTTACCGGCGTAGTTGCTACTGGAGCAGTTGGTTCCGTAGTCGTTAAGCTGCCATACGAAGCCGATGCCTTTGCGGCCTTCTCATTTGCTGAAGGTCCGTTCGGTGGAGCTTACTACCTTCTGCCGACCACCGTTGATCTTAGTGGCGTTTCAGCCTCGGGCGATGTTGGCAGCGTCGATGTCACAAGTAGTACGACATCTACGCTCGGCATTTCCGATTTTGGGGAAGTAGGTTCCCTTGGCGTTACTAGTTCGCTGGGTCTTTCCGGCGTAGCGGGTACTGGCGCTGTTGGTACAGTTGTTGGTGGCGGCGCTCAGGCACTTACCGGCGTATTGGCTACTGGCGGTATTGGGTCAGTAGGCAACGAGCGTACGATAGCCCTTACCTCTGTTGTTGCTACAGGCGGTACAGGTCTTGTAACTGTCAGCGCCAGTCTCGCTGCGCTATCTGGCGTTGTCACGAACCCCGATGTTGGGGTGTTAGGCGCAGAACTCACAATCGCGCTTACCGGCGTAGTTGCTACTGGAGAAGTTGGTTCCGTAGCCGTTAAGCTGCCGTACGAAGTTGACGCTTTTGCCGCCTTCTCGTTTGCGGAAGGCCCGTTCGGTGGGGCGTACTATCTTCTGCCTGTCACTGTAGAGACTACGGGGGTTTCCACCACCGGACAGGTGGGCGCTGTTTCTGCGCAGACTACAACCGCATTAACTTCTGTTGCCGCCACAGGTAACGTAAGTTCCGTTGGCGTTAATACCAGCATCGCGTTGAGCGGTGTTTTTGCTACCGGCGAGGTTGGGACTGTCGTTGTCACCGCCGGTGGTGACGTACTGACCGGGGTATCTACCAGCGGGGTAGCGGGCGATGTAGCACCTGTAATAACAACGTCTCTATCCGGTGTCTTTGGCACTGGGGGTGTAGGAACCGTAACTAGAACGCTTGATGTAGCGCTCAGTGGTGTCTTTGCTACTGGCGACATCGGTTCTGTTGTTGTTGGCCCCGTTACGGTAGATTTGACTGGGGTCTTAGCGACTGGGCAGGTAGGCACCGTATTGCCGGGACTGCCCTACGAAGTTGACGCCTTCGCCGCCTTCTCATTTGCTGAAGGCCCGTTTGGTGGTGCTTACTATGTGCTGCCTATCACTGTAGCTATCACCGGGGTTAGCGCTACCGGCGACGTAGGTGTTGTTGGCGTCAGTCTTGCAATTGACCTTGCGGGGGTTTTGGCTACTGGCGAAGCGGGCGACGCCGTTATTGGTGCGGAGCTTACCGGGATTGAGGCTACTGGGGCGGCTGGCTCCGTCAGTCCAGAACTGCTGATTGAGCTTTCGTCCGTTACAACTAACGGTGATGTTGGAACTTTAAGCGCTGACTCAACCCTCGCAGCTCTGAGCGGCGTAGAAGCTACCGGGCAAGTCGGTACGGTTCAGTTCACGATTCCCTACGAAGTTGACGCTTTCGCTGACTTCACGTTTGCGCAGGGTCCGTTTGGTGGTTCGTACTATGTGCTGCCAGTATCAGCAGAGCTGACCGGCGTTCAGACTACGGGAGACGCTGGATCCCTCGCCGTCAGCCTTACGATTGGTCTTGCAGGTGTTTTGGCTACTGGTGCGGTCGGGGGCGTTGCTTACGCGCAGACGCTCACTGGAGTTGTGGCAACTGGAGATGTCGGGACTTTAGGCGTAGACCTGACCATCGATCTCTCGGGGGTTGAGGCTACCGGGGGAGTCGGCACAGTATTGGTGGTATCGCCTTATGAGGTTGATGCGTTTGCTGCATTCTCGTTTGCCGAGGGTCCGTTTGGTGGAGCGTCCTACACGCTACCGATCACGCTTGAACTGAGCGGGGTTGATGCAACTGGCGATGTCGGGTCGGTTGGCGTGGAAGTTTCGCCTGAACTCACCGGGGTTTGGGCTGACTGCGATGTCGGTACGGTGCTTGTGCCGAGTTCATATGACCTAGACGCTTTTGCCACGTTTGCGTTTGCTGAAGGCCCGTTTGGCGGATCGTACTACGCGCTGCCTACCATTGATGTTCTTACCGGCGTTGTCGGTAATACAGATATCGGGTCGGTTAGCGTGGAGATCTCAGTCGATCTCTTTGGTGTTGAGGCGCTGGGCGAAGCAGGGTCTGTCGCTACAATTTCTACGACCTTTGAGGTCGACACTTTTGCCGGATTTTCGTTCGCTGAAGGCCCGTTTGGCGGGTCGTTGTATACGCTTCCGATTCTTTTTGAATTGGTTGGGGTACAAGCTACGGGAGAAGTCGGCGCGGTAACGGCCAGTTCCTCGTCTATCGGGCTTTCCGGCGTTAGTTCTGCGGGGCAGGTGGGCGATTTACAACCGACATACGCTAGTGACATAATTGGAAACGCCGCTGTTGGAGCAGTAGGTTCGGTCGGCGTCCGGTACTGGAGCACAATTGTTGATGCGCAGACTCCGGGCTGGGTGGACATCAATAACGGGGCGATCTCTACCCCGGTCGATACTTTCTCAGGTGCGGCGCTTGCGGAAGACTCTTTTGCGGACTCGCTACCTACTCCTCAGCAGCCCGGGTGGGCTAACATCACTAGCGCTCAGGGATCAATCTGGACTAGTATTAACACCGGGGCGATTGCAACGCCCGTAAACACCTTCTCAGGATCCACCTTTACCGAAGACTCGTTTGCTGAGTCTCTACCAACACCACAGACTCCCAACTGGACCAACGTCGATACCACTGAAGATGCAGAGTGGGAAGAAATCGATACCGTTACCTAGAGGATTAACATGGCTTTTGTAATCAAAGACCGAGTTCGTGAAACCACCGCCACTACCGGTACCGGTACCGTCACCCTTGCTGGAGCGGTGAGCGGGTATCAGTCTTTCTCCGCTATCGGCAACGGCAATACCACGTACTACTGTATCGCCGGGCAGGGTACCAACGAATGGGAAGTCGGCATCGGTACGTACACCTCTGCCGGTACTACGCTCTCCCGTACCACGGTGCTTTCGTCTAGTAACAGCGGCAGCTTGGTTCCGTTCTCTGCCGGTACTAAAGACGTTTTTGTTACGCAGCCTGCTTCCCGCGCCGTTTTCCAAGATGACCTTTTGGACGCGTCAACAGGCAATAACTTTAATGCCGTTTCTTATAACGGCGGGCAACTCGCCGGGTTCCGCAACAAGATTATTAACGGCGCAATGCAAATTTCTCAAAGATACAACGCCCCTTTGACAGCGTCAATTTTTAGCACGTCTGGGCCAACTTTTCTTGATAGATGGAAAAGACTTGCCTCTTACGGCGTAGGAAACGCTACGTATTCTCAAGAAATCGACGCACCATCAAGCGAACCAAATCTGTATTACAGTTTTCGAGTAGTCACTGCTACGGCGGTCACGTACTCTAACGCCGCTTATTATATGCAGTTGTTGCAGCCTATTGAGGGCTACAATGCTAGGGAGCTGGCAAATACGACCTTCACACTATCTTTTTGGGTTAAGGCGACTAAGACCGGTACGTACTGCGTCAATTTTAAAAATGCCAGTGACCGTACTTATATCGCCGAATATACTATTTCTGCTTCTAACACTTGGGAGTATAAAACTATCACTGTATCTGGCGGGCTTCCGGCGTCTAGTGGTACTTGGGATTGGACTAACGGAAATGGAGTCAGTGTAGGTTTTGTTATTTTTTGCGGCCCTGATCGACAAGTAACTACTCCCGGGACTTGGCTTTCTTCTCCCTACGCATCGCCGTCAGCCCCGTTTGCTACTACAAATCAAGTCAATGGTTTTGACACCATCGGAAATATTTTTGCGATTACTGGCGTTCAAGTTGAAGTTGGTACGGTTGCTACTCCTTTTGAAAGTAGGCTGTTTAACACAGAACTAACACTTTGCCAGCGCTACTACGAAAAATCTTTTGATTACGGCACTGCTCCGGCACAGAATACCGGCACAACTAATGGTGCACTTTATGCGGTTGGGCAAGTGACTAATCAGCTTTTCGGGGGCACCGCACAATTTAAGGTGACTAAAAGAACATCAGTTGGTGCAACGAACGTGTTTTATACTACTTATGCGCCAGATGCAGCTACCTCTAACTGGTCTACTGCGGGAGGTAACACTCCAACAGTACAGAGCGTTGTTTATGGGGATAATGCTATATCTATTGGTGGCGGCACGGGTGTTACTGCTGGAACAGGCTACTATATTCATTGGGTAGCATCGGCTGAACTTTAATTAGGGACTAGCGATGACCAGCACTCCGTCTACTATCCTGCGTCTGGAACTCATGGGGTCCGGGGATCAGCCCGGCACATGGGGAAACACGACCAACTCCAACATCGGTTCGCTGTTAGAAGGCGCGATTGCTGGCGTCGCTAATGTTTCGGTCTCTTCGGCTGCGCAGGCTTTTATCGCGCTCGACTATGCGCCCGACGAAGCGCGGATGGCGATTATCAAGCTGTCTACGACTGGGGCCGTGACCACAGCATTTGCGGTCTATGCCCCGCCAGTATCCAAAATCTACGTTGTCCAAAACAACTCCGCTTATGCCGCGACGGTATACAACTCCACCGTGCTTGGTAATACGGTTGCTGCTGGTGCGGGGGTTGTTGTCGGCGGCGGAGAAAGCGCGGTCGTATTCAGTGATGGCGCTAATTTCTATGGGCTGTCGTTGGCGACCGGCGTCGTGCCTGTAATTCGAGGTGGTACCGGCGCAAATAATGCGGTTGATGCTCGGACTAATCTTGGTCTTACGATTGGCGCTGACGTAGCGGCAAATAATTCGCCTGCGTTTACAGGAACGCCTACTGCGCCCACTGCGCTTGTAGGAACTAATAATACGCAGCTTGCTACCACTGCGTTTGTTAATGGTGAGTTAGCAAACTACGGGCCTAGTAAACTAAACACCACTACAGGCACTGCACCTGTTTACGGTGTTCGTGCGTGGGTAAATTATAACGGGGTGTTGAATGCGATAGTAGAGGCAGGAAATATATCAAGTGTTTTTGTAGCTGGCCCCGGCGATTACACTTTCTATTTCACTACACCTCTGCCCTCTGACACATATGCGGTGGTTGGTACTGCCAACAACTATAACTACGGACAGCCGTTGATAGTAAGTGTTAAGTATGAAACGGGGTCTTTATACGGCTATACGGTACCATCACAAAAGAGTATTTACAGTGTTCGTGTTGTTGTTGGTACAGGTGATAACACGTCGTATATTGCACCCCCGAATCTCAATGTGATGATCATTTGCTAAGGGACCGCCATGCCTCTTAAAGAGCTTCGGTTTAGGCCCGGCATAAACAGAGAGGGGACCAGTCTCGCTAATGAGGGCGGTTGGTTTGATGGAAACCATATTCGTTTCCGCTCTGGCAATGCTGAAAAGATTGGCGGCTGGACTAAGGATGTAGGCGGGGCTTATCAGAATACTGCCGGTACCATTCTTCAGCCGCCTTACGGCTCTTTCTGGGGGGTGTGCCGGTCTCTGTGGAACTGGGTGACGCTGGCTGGATATAACCTGCTGGGTCTCGGCACCAACTTAAAGTTCTACATTCAGAACGGTGTTGGCGGCAATTTTTATGACGTAACCCCGCTCCGATACACCACCATCCCCGGCACGGCTACGTTCTCTGCTACTCCCGGCTCGCCCGTTATCACTGTGACGGATACCGCGCATAATGCGCAAGCTGGGGATTTCGTCACGTATAGCGGAGCGTTGTCGCTAGGCGGCAATATCACTGCCTCGGTGCTAAACCGGGAATATCGCGTTGCTACTTACATCGATGCGAACAACTACACTATTGTTGCGACTGTAAGTGCTAATGGCGCGGATACCGGGATTGGCGGTTCGTCTACTGTAGCGGCGTACCAGATCACCACGGGTTCCGATATCTATACTGTCGGCGTTGGTTGGGGTGCGGGCGGTTGGGGTGGCGTTACTACAGGATATCCGTCTACCGGGTGGGGCGCATCGGCGTCTGCGGGTCTTGGTATTGGCATTCAGCTTCGCCTCTGGAGCCAGCAGAACTACGGCGAAAATCTGATTATTAATCCGCGAGGCGGCGCTCTGTACTACTGGGTAAACAGTAACACCCCCGGCGTATATAACCGCGCTCAAATTCTTTCATCCACGAACACCAACACGCAGGTTACGACTGGTGGAGGTTCTGCCGCTTGGTGGCAGACCGACGCTACTTGCCCGTCAATCTGTAATTTTGTGCTGGTGTCTGACACATCGCGCTTTGTATTGGCGTTTGGCTGTAACGACCCGACAGGTACCTATGCAACTACTGCGCTCGACCCTATGCAGATTCGTTGGTCGGATCAAGAAAATCTTTTGGTCTGGGCACCCAATCTCGCAACCAATCAAGCCGGAGGCATCCGTCTCAGCCACGGCTCAGAAATCATTACCGCCTTCCAGTCCCGACAAGAAATCTTGGTCTGGACCGACGCCTCTGTCTATTCCTTGCAGTACCTCGGTCCACCGTATATTTGGGGATCTCAACTACTAGCCGACAATATCTCTATCGTTAGCCCGAATGCGGTTGTGTCGGCTAACAACGTCGTCTACTGGATGGGCGTAGACAAGTTCTACATGTACACGGGCCGCGTTGAAACTTTACCTTCAGCGGTTCGGACGTATGTGTTTGAGAACATTAATCTCGCACAGTCGTATCAGTTCTTCGCCGGTACCAACGAAGGCTACTCGGAAGTCTGGTGGTTCTACTGTTCGCGCAATTCAGACGTTATTGACCGATACGTCATTTATAATCACTTGGACCGGGTGTGGTACTACGGCTCAATGCAGCGTACTGCTTGGAACGATAGCCCGTTGCGGGACTTCCCGATGGCTACGACTGGCGGGAACGCTGTGGTTTACCACGAAGACGGTACGGATGACGGCACGACTAACCCCCCATCGCCAATTAGTGCCTACGTGCAGTCGTCGGACTTCGACATCGGCGAAGGGCATAACTTCGGGTTTGTGTGGCGTCTGATCCCGGATATTACGTTTGATGGTTCGACGGTCAATCAGCCGTCTGCGTATATCACCATGCTGCCCCGCGCTAACCCCGGTGCGAACTACACGGCTACTGACACAAACCCTGCGGTCATCAGTACCCAGAACTATGTTAACCAGCCGACGTACACGATCCAGCAGTTCACGCAGATTCTTTATGTTCGCGCTCGTGGCCGACAGTTGGCGCTTAAGGTGTCATCCGACACGCCGGGTACGCAGTGGCAGGTTGGCGTCAATCGTCTTGATGTGCGACCGGATGGGCGTCGATGAGTTCGATCTTCACGAGCTTTACGCTCCAGAACCCTGTTGCTCCGCGCTTACCGTCTGCGCCAATAGAGTACGACCAGCGGTACCAAGATCAGTTTCTGAACATCCTTCGTCTGTACTTCAATCAGCTAGACAACGTACTGGGGCAGATTTTGGCTACAGATACCCCGATCCCAATTTCGATTGGCGGAACTAACGTAGATGCTTTTGGGCGGTTGCGGGTCAGCAACCCCCTTACGTTGTTTGATTCATCTCACCGCTATGCCGACAACAATCTGTGGGTTAACGGCATCACGGGGACCGCAGCGGCTACGTTTAACGCCAATGAAGGGTTGGTTGACCTGACGGTTGGCTCGGCCAGCGGCGACGAAATCATCCGAGAGACCATCAAAGTCTTTTCTTACCAGCCGGGTAAAAGTTTGCTGGTGATGAATACGTTCGTTTTCGGTCCTGCCAAGGCCAACCTGCGCCAACGTGCGGGTTACTACGGTGCGGCAAACGGGATCTACTTTGAGCGTGAAGGCTCCATCAACTATATGGTCGAGCGCAGCAGCGTGACAGGCGCTCCAATCAACACCCGTGTTGCGCAGGCAAATTGGAACCAAGACCCGCTGGACGGCACCGGCCCGTCGGGTCTGACGCTGGATTCTTCCAAGGCGCAGATTCTTTACCTTGACATTGAGTGGCTGGGGCTTGGTACGGTGCGTACAGGGTTCATCATTGACGGGGTATTTGTTCCGTGCCACAACTTTGACCACGCCAATCTGGTTAGCACCACGTACATCACCACAGCTTCTTTGCCGCTGCGGTATGAGATGACTAACGTGGGGGCTACCACCGGGGCCAGTACTCTCAAGCAGGTCTGCTCGACGGTGATTTCTGAAGGTGGATACGAGTTGCGCGGGGCGCAGTTGTCTGCCGGTAACCCTATCACAAGCCCCAGAACGCTGACCACTGCCGGTACGCTCTACCCAGTTGTCTCATTCCGCCTCAAATCAACGCGGCTAGATGGGATCGCCATCCTGACTGCAATATCAATTTTGGGCATCACAAATAACGCCAACTACCAATGGTCAGTGGTGGTAAACGGCACCACAACAGGCGGCACTTGGGTCAGTGCCGGTGCAAACTCTTCTGTTGAGTACAATATTACTGGCGCATCGTTCTCTGCTACCGGGGGCCGCATCTTGGCAACTGGCTATTTTCAAGGCTCTAACCAAGGGGCGACTAGC